GGCAAAAAGATTGATAGCATTACTAAGTACAATGTTAATCAGCTTGATAGCTTTTTCACAAGCAGGTACAGATAAGATCTGTTTCCCAGTTGAAACTGCTAAAAAGATAGCTGTTGACTTAGCACGAGGAGATTCTGCCATTGCAGAACTGACACTTACTAAAGAGGTGCTTAAAACAACAGAAGAGGTTGTTGTGCAAAAAGACAATATCATTAACACCTACAAAGAAAAGGTGGATAACTTTAATAAGCAAATTGTAGCGTACAAAGCAAAAGAATTTCAATATCAAGACATGGTTACAGGTTTAGAGAGCGACAACAAAAAGCTAAATCGCAAACTGCTCTTTTCAAAGGTTTCAACTGGAGTTGTAGGAGCAGCTAGTTTGATTGTCGTGCTCTTATTAGCTCTATAGGTATGAGTGAACAAAAAAGTCTTAAAGAAATTGTTAAGGAGGAGTATTTAAAGTGCGCCAAGTCAGCAACATACTTCATGAAGAAGTATTGCATGATTCAACACCCAACAAAGGGAAAAATACCTTTTCACTTATACCCATATCAAGAAGATACATTACAGGACTTTCAGGTCAGTGATAGGATGATTATTTTAAAGTCCCGTCAGTTGGGTATATCAACATTAATAGCAGGATATGCTTTGTGGATGATTTTATTCCAAAGTGATAAAAACGTGCTTGTGGTTGCGATTGACCAAAATACGTCTAAAAACCTTGTTACTAAGGTTCGTGTAATGTTTGATAACTTACCAAGCTGGTTAAAGATGAGAGCTGTAGAAAGTAATCGACTTTCAATGCGTTTAGCAAATGGTTCTCAAATCAAAGCAGTATCAAGCACAGGAACCTCAGGTCGATCTGAGGCTTTATCTTTGGTTATTATTGACGAGGCTGCTTTCGTAGATAATGCAGAGGAATTGTGGGCATCTTTGCAACAAACATTATCAACTGGTGGTCAAGGTATATTGCTTTCTACACCAAATGGAACTGGTAACTTTTTCCACAAGATGTGGACAAGAGCAGAAGCAGGAGAAAACAAGTTTAAAACAAAACGCTTACCTTGGCAAGTACATCCAGACCGAGATCGAGCTTGGCGTACTCGTCAAGATGAAGAACTTGGTCCTAGATTGGCTGCTCAAGAGTGCGACTGTGACTTTAGTACGTCTGGAAATACTGTAGTGTCTCCAGAAATAATAACCTACTACATGCAAACATATGTTCAAGAACCTTTAGAAAAAAGAGGGTTTGATGGAAACTTATGGATATGGGAGATACCAGACTATGGAAAAAATTACATAGTTACTGCTGACGTTGCTCGTGGGGATGGTACTGACTACTCTGCATTCCATGTATTAGATATTGACACTTGCAGACAAGTTGCTGAATATAGAGGACAGCTTACAACTAAGGACTATGGAAATATGTTAGTTGCAGTTGCTACAGAATACAATGATGCTTTGCTTGTAGTTGAAAATGCTAACGTAGGTTGGGCAACAATACAACAAGTATTGGATCGAGGCTATAAAAACCTTTATTATACGTATAAGAGTGATGTATTGGATTCTGATCGGTACCTTACAAAAGGCTATGATTTAGCAAACAAGTCAGACATGGTAGCTGGATTCACAATGAGTTCTAAAACCAGACCACTAACGATTAGTAAGATGGAGTTGTATCTACGCGAGAAAAGCTGTATAATTCGAAGCAAGAGATTGCTAGAAGAGTTATATGTGTTTGTATGGAAGAATGCAAGACCGGAAGCAGCCTCAGGATATAACGATGATTTAATTATGAGCTATTGTCAGGGTTTATGGGTAAGAGATACTGCTTTAAGACTAAGACAAGCTGGTATTGAACTGAGTCGCATGGCTTTGTCAAACATTAAATCAACAGTTAGTGTATATAAACCAACTACACAAACTAATCCTTGGAAAATTAATACTCCAAATGGAGGTCAAGAAGACATGAACTGGCTTCTTTAAAACGGAGACTATTTATAAAAAATAAACACTAATGGCTGAGAATAGAACACTTTTTAGTAGATTACGTAAGTTATTTAGCACTGATGTTGTTGTTCGCAATGTTGGTGGTAATCAACTAAAAGTAGTCGATACTTCGCGAATACAATCTGATGGTAATATTGCATCAAATCGCCGAGTAGACCGCTTCTCAAGACTATTCTCATCAATTCCAGGATACTCTTATCATAGCGGACAATTACAGCTATATACACGTTTGGAGTTATTTCGCGATTACGAAGCGATGGATACAGATAGTATTATTTCATCAGCTCTTGATATATATGCTGATGAGTGTACTGCTAAGAATGAATTTGGTGATGTTTTAGCAATCAAAACTAGCAATCCAAAAGTACAAAAAGTTTTACATAACTTATTTTATGATGTATTAAACATAGAGTTTAATTTGTGGCCTTGGATTAGAAACACCGTTAAGTATGGTGACTTTTTTCTACACTTAAACATAGCAGAAAAATATGGTGTAATTGGAGTTGATCCAATATCTCCATATGAAATTATTCGTGAAGAAAATTATGATCCTGAAAACCCACATGCAGTAAGGTTTAAACGTGACTACACAGCTTTATCTTCTCGCCAACATATTGCGGCAGTAAATCAAAATGCTGAAACTTTTGACAACTACGAAATTGCACATTTCCGCTTATTAACAGATACCAACTTTTTACCTTATGGTCGTTCAATTATTGAACCATCTCGTAAAGTGTGGAAACAAATCACTCTAATGGAAGATGCGATGTTAATTCATCGTATTATGAGAGCTCCTGACAAACGCGTTTTTAAAATTGATATTGGAAACATTCCACCAAATGAAGTGGATGCTTATATGGAGGCAATGATCAATAAAATGAAAAAAGTGCCTTACATGGATCCTGAGAGCGGAGAATACAACCTCAAGTACAACATGCAAAACTTACTTGAAGACTTCTATCTTCCTGTACGTGGTACTGAGAGTGGAACAGCTATTGAACCTCTCTCTGGAATACAATTTGACAGCATTCAAGATATTGAGTACTTAAAGAATCGTTTATTGGGTTCTTTAAAAATTCCAAAAGCTTATTTGGGATATGAAGAAGATACAACTGGTAAAGCAACCTTAGCTTCACAAGACTTTAGGTTTGCACGCACTGTTGAACGCGTACAAAGAATTATTGCTTCTGAATTATATAAAATAGCTATTGTACATCTTTATGCACAAGGGTTTACAGATGCAGAGCTTGTTGATTTTAGTTTAAATTTAACAGCACCATCAGCAGTATACGAAAAAGAAAAGGTAGAGTTGTGGACAAGCAAAGTTACCTTAGCTGGTGACATGATGGAAAAAAGGATTTTTAGTAAAGCTTGGATTTACGAAAATCTCTTTAACATGACAGAAGAAGACTATTTGAATGAGCAAAATAGAATTGTTCAAGATACTAAAGACTTTTTCCGATTAGAGCAAATTAAGACTGAAGGAAATGATCCAGTTAAAACTGGACAATCGTTTGGTACAGCACATGACATTGCTTCTTTGTATAAGGGTGATGGTGGAGTACCTAAAGGATATGACGAATTTAGTAGTGAGCTGCCTCCAAAGGGTGGATGGCCTGGTGCTGGAAGACCTGAAGAACCAGGATCCTACGGTACTCATGAGCATCCATTAGGTTGGGATCCATTTGGCAGTAAAATGATCAGAAACGTGAATGAAAAGACTAATAAGAATTTAGCAGTGTATGGCTCTTTGATTGATAGTTTAAAAAAGAAAAAAGCTCTTTTAGAGACTTTTGAGCCAGAAACACATCAAGAAGATTCTAATTTATTAAGCGAAGACAACATCTTACCAGAAGAATAACAGAACCTTGCATATTTATTATTAGTAGATTTCTGCATGAAAAAATCAACGCACTCAAAAATTAAAAACACAGCAATCTTATTTGAATTGCTTACTCGACAAGTTGCTGCTGACACAATAAAGGGTGTAGACAAGTCCCCAGCAC